TTTCATAAAACAAAAGAAGGTAAGACAGCTCGTAAAGGTTTATACTATAATATAAACAAACGCAGGGAAGCTGGCACATCAAGATCTAAATCTGAATCTACTATATCTAAGAAGTCTTATAAAAGTTTATTAGCTGGTTTCAAAGATTAACTAACATTATCCATCACATACTTATATCTGTTCCAGATAATATGATCTGGTTTCCAGAAATGTTGCTTATTAATTTTCATCTTAACATGGTGCATCATAGTAGTATGATCTTTGTTACCAAGGATAACTCCAATCTTTGTAAATGGCATAGAGTATTTATCTCTTAAAACATTTATAAGAATTGATCTTGCAATCACAGCTGACTGAACTCTAGTCTTTGTTAAGATTTCATTAACATCTATTCCAAGTTGATTGGCTACGATAGATAACATCTTCTTAACATTCTCAGGTACAACCACATCATTAATAGTTACATACTTAATAACTTCTTTAATAACTATTTGTTTGTGTCTGATGTTAGATTTAAAATACTCTCTTGCTAATTTATATCCAGTTCTAAAACCTGTACGATAAATCTTTCTTTCTCTGGCATCTAAGTTTGCAAAACTATTAAATGTATATCTTAATTTAATTTCCTTTTTGAATTCTTTTGGTGTCATAATTATCCTCTTTCTGTCGTATGTTTGTTGATCTAACTTTAACTTCTCCAATCTTAACCTTAATAAACAATCCTCGTTTATCAGGATCAAGTGCATGTTCTGCTGTGTCAAACTCTTCTACATAAGTAAAAGTGCATTCACCTTTTTTTAATCTAACAACTTTCATTGTTTTTTCTTTTGTCTTAATTGCTTAGTCATCTTGCAATAGATTGCTAGATCATCATAGCTATCTGCTTTGTATTTCTTTGTGCATCTATAAAGTTTAAGTGCCATCATTATATGACCAACATCTTCTGGATCTAATGCGACTTTAATTTTATTAAATAAAACAATAGAAAATAGTTCAGCAAGTAATGCAAAGTTTTCTTCATAATCACCATAATCTTCTTGGCGATCTTTTATAATTTTCTTTTGTATCTTCTCTTCAATAGACACAAAGTCTTCTTTAGTAGTCATATATCCTTTTCTGTTTTTTACTCTACCCCTAGGGAAACAACGTGAAAGGGTAGGCATGACTGCCTGATGAAAAACCCTAGGGATAGAATGAATAATAGTGTTACCTATTATTAGTATTGTCTATTACCGAAAGACTTATTGCTTGTAAATGGTTTCTTTTGAAATCCACCAGCTTTAAATCCTCCTTGTTTATTTGCTCCTGCTGTTGCTTGTGCTTCTTTCTTAGTTAAGATCACAGTGTATCCACCTGTTGGATTACCTTCTATGTCTGTTCCATCAAACGCACAGTAGTCGTACCACTCATTGTTAATGTTCACATTCATCTTCCAATTTTTTCCTTCTGGAGCTTTTGGAGAATTAGGTGCTACCATTACTGGTTGGTTATCGCCTGCTTTTTTATTTACGTTTGGAATAAGATTTAAATATATCTTACTCTTTGGTTGGTCGTTCATTATTATACCTCATTTTGAGTTGTGATCTCATCACGCTTACTATTAAATTTATTTAAAATAGAATTGTAAGTTGCAAGATCTTTTATTTTTATCTGATCAATTAGTTCTCTGTTGGCACGCCAAAGGAAATCTAGTTTCGCTGTGTGCGGTGCGTAGTGAACCTTCTTAATCAGTTCATTAATTGTACTTTCATCATATCTATTATTGGCTGATGATGTACCTTTAGTATTCACAGGCTGTACAGGAATATCTAATTCCTCATACTCTTCTTTTGAAGTTACATCTTCAAGAAGAATACCCATGAAACTTAAAGCTCGTGTGATTGCAAATGTTTCTGCAATCTCTAAATAGCCTGGCTTATCTCTGAACTGCTTAGAGTAACCTGTTGCTATGATATGTTCTGGATCACATTTAGTTATAATACATTTCATTATAACATAACGATCAGAGTGTTCTTGTATTACACAATTAATACCAAACTCAGTACCAAACACTTCTCTAAAGTATTTAATCTTTGACCAAGCTGATACTGTTTTCTTACCATGTTGATTTATGTATGCACCATTGGCTGCACACAATTCATTAACTTGTTTTATTTTTTCTTTCATTGTTTCCTTTAGTTGTTTTTTCTATTGAGCAAGAGTGAGCAAATACTTCCTTTGATTTATAGAAAGTACCATACTTATTCTTTCCACTTGCCTTACCTATGTAAGTTACTTTATCAAATAACTTATCACATATTCTTGGAGAATAAGAATCAATTTCATAACCTAAATTATAGATTGTGCCATTCATCATTATTATCGTAAGAATAATTTTCATTTATTAAAACACTACTGTAACTAACAAAACGATTGCAGTTATAATTAAAGATATTTTTATAAACATATTTCTAAATAACTTATCTTCTCTCTGTTTAATTTTACTCATTATAATATCATGCCTAAACTGTTGTTTTATTTTATCGTGTTGTTTGTGATAATAATTTATATCCATATTCCTACACATAGTTTTACCATTTATATATTGTCCCAAAGGCTAGCTGCCTTACGCACATACTCATCTTGAATTTCCCGCCACATAAACCCTGAGAAGTCTGGCGGTGGAACTAACTTAGCCATCTCAAATGGATTACCTTTACAAAGATAAACAAGATTCTGTCTGATCTTAGCTTTAATTAAATCTTGCTGTACTAAAAAATCCATATACTCAGGAGTTAATAGTTCACAAGTATCAGGAGTAAATACATTGTAGCTATCCTGATTAACATAAAGCAAGTGAGGAGTTTTACCAGTAGCCTTCCAATAGAAAGCACATTGCTTAACATGATTAACATCAGGTGCTTTAGGAAGATAACCTTTGATCCAACTAAAACCTGCTTTAGTATCTGATTTTCTTTTTGATCTGTGTTTAGTTTTTAATTCTATAAATTTATTTTTATTATCTTCGTAATCTATTCTGCCAATCTTAGGTAAAATAATATCTTTAAATTTGTGTGAGCAATATCTCTCACTGGCTGACTCATTATCCAATCCAATATCTTGAACAGCTTTAACAGTTATCTTAATCATATCTGTTAAATAGTTTTTAGTATCTTCATGTTGTTCTTTATCAGCTTGATTGTGTGCTTGGTATTTATCATACTCAACCAATTCTTCTTTGATGATAGTATCTAAATCTTTTTTCTCATTAAGAATTTTCTTCTCAGCATCGTACATATATTTAGATAAGAATCTTTGTGATGCTCTACCAATAGATACACCAGCAGTCATACGATAAGAGATGTTCATCAATCTTCTATCTTCTTGATTGAAGTGGCAATATCTAATTAACCAATCACTGTCAGACATATTCTCTTGTGATGGAGAACTGTGGTCCAAACCTAGTTTAGAATAATATTGTAATGCAATATCCTCATCAATATTTTTAAGAGATGGAATAGTACTAGTCTTTGTTAAATCAATAACCATTTTAAGCCTTTCATTTTTTTTAAATAGCAATATTCTTATTGGTTATCTATGTCAATAAGTATTTTAAATAATTAATTTGACATATAAACTTAATGGTTATAAGCAATTTTAAAACAGAAAGGTAAATATGAATAAGTATAAATCACAACTATCTAAATTATTAAAGAGGTATCACAGAATGTTTGATTGCTTTGGTAATAAAATAAAAAGGAAAGCTAAATGAAACACAAACTAACGCAGTATCAAGAAGATCATAAGCTCAGCAATAAAGAGTTGGCAAAGTTATTTGGATTAACAGGAACTAATCCAACAGTAACTATTTTAAGATGGAAAAATTGTCAGCGTATTCCACACCCTAAGTTTATGAAAGTTATAACTGAAAAAACAAAGGGATCAATTCAACCTAATAACTTTTATGAGGCATGGTATGAAGTCAATAAACTTTGATAAAGTTATTATAAGTTGGTTAGACATAAACAGCTGCGACAACGCATGGAATACTGAGGAAGATTTAAAAGATTTAGTTCCTGCTATGTGTACTACAATAGGTTATCTTTATGAAGAAAACAAAGATTGGGTAAAAACTTTTGCAACATATAGTTTTAATACAGACAGCTTAGATGTAGGCGACTGTGT